GTATGATGGACTCAAAACCTAAAATTCCAAAAGCACCAAATCTAAGTAATTTAAAACCTGCAAAACAAACTAGAAAAAATATGCCACAGCAAGCTCAGCCTGTAATGCAAGCAAAAGCTCCTACAACTCAAGAAGAAAAAATATTATCTAAATTTCCAGGTTTAAAAAATTTAACGGTTGAAGATAATGCAGTTTTAGATACTGTGCTATCTCCATCTGTTAAAACAGCGATAGTTAAAATTGCACCAGAGTTAAAAGAAATTATAAACTCATTTGGTACAAATGAACCTAACGTTGTGATTCCATTATCAATGGCAACTAAATATGCAAGTGCTAAATATGGTGGTGAAGGTCAAGAAGCAATTCAAAACTTTACTAACGATTTATTAGCACTTAATGATTTAGACATTGAACAAATGCAAAATCAGATGGAACAACAAACAACTGTGCCACCTAGTCAAGGTTTAATGACTAGCCCACAAACTACATAAGTTTTAAGCTACCCTTATCCATAAGGCACTTAACCTAAGAGGTAAAAATAATGGAACAAGAAAAAGAAACTCTTGAAGTTTCTCAAGAAAAGAAAGTTAAAATGCCTAATCCAAATCCTTACAAAAAGGACAGAGGAGAAGATGATGCTGAAGTTGAAGCATTTGCTAAAGGTGAATTAGCTAAATTTCAAAGAGAGCAGAGAGAGAAAGAGGCAACAGCAGCAACCGAGCAGACGGACCCCGATGCAACTGAAGAGACTGCAGAACAATCAGAGCAACAGGCTACTCCTATCGCTGAACGCCCTGCAAAAGCTGAAGAAAAAGTCTTTAAGAAACGTTATGACGATTTGAAAAGACACTATGATTCTACAATTGAAAAACATAAAGATGAACTTCAATCTTTGCGTAGTCAATTAGAACAAAGTACTAATCAATTTGTACCACCCAAAAGTCCAGCTGAATTGGATGCTTGGAGAAAAGAGTACCCTGATGTTTATGCAATGATGGAAACTATTGCAATGGACAAAGCTACTACTCGTACTGCAGAACTTGAAGATAAATATAAAAATCTTCAACAGCAACAGGAACAAATTGCAAAGGAAAAAGCTGAAGTAGAACTTTTAAAACTACATCCAGACTTTGGTGAAATTAGACAACAAGATCAATTTCATTCTTGGGCTGAAAAGCAAGATCCTATTATTCAAGATTGGTTGTACAAAAATACTTCCAATGCAAAACTAGCTGCTAGAGCTTTAGATCTATATAAAATGGATCAAGGCATTAGTACATTGAATAAAAAAGAAAAAGCTGATGTAAAAAAAGAAGCTGCTAAAGCAATTACCAAAACTAAGAAAAGTACTGAGACAGACATACCAAAGAAAAAAGTTTGGACAACAAGTGAGATTTCTAAAATGAAACCTCATGAGTTTGAAAAATTTGAAAAAGAAATTGATCTGGCACGTTTAGAAGGTAGAATCGAACAACGATAACAATCTAACTAAACAATAGGAGGGTACGACCATGGCTTTTGGAAGTGCTAGTGGATATAATAACCTGTCACAAGGTAATTTTACTCCACAAATCTTTAGTCAGAAGGTTCAAAAATTCTTCAGAAGAGCATCAGTGGTAGAAGATATTACTAACACTGATTACGCTGGAGAAATTGAAAATTTTGGCGATACAGTAAAAATAATAAAAGAGCCGACAATCACAGTTAAAGACTATGCAAGAGGCCAAACAGTTGATACACAAATATTAGCTGATGACCAAATCACTATGACTGTTGATCAAGGTTCTTACTTTGCTTTCAAAGTAGATGACATTGAAGAAAGACAATCTCATGTAAACTTTGAAGCTCTTGCAACCTCTTCAGGTGCATATTCATTAAAAAGAAACTATGACTTCAATGTATTGAAATTTATTTTTGATAATGCTCTTACATCTGCAAGTGATACTGGAACTGACAGTTCACCAATCGATGGTGATGCAGCAGTTGACACTTTAGCAAACGTTGTGTCAGCAGCTAAAAAAGTTCTTGACAAAAATGATGTGCCAGAAGAAAACAGATGGCTAGTTGCACCACCTGAATTTTTTGAGCAATTAAGAAAAGCAGGTGCTAAACTTTCTGACCAATCAGTAATGGCTGATGGCGGTGCATCACAAATCAGAAATGGTAAAGTCACAGACAGACCATTATTTGGTTTTAACATGTACTCAACAAATGCGATTGCTGTGTCTAGCGGAAGCGATGCGAATAAAACTTTTGGTTCTTCAGGATCAAATGAGTTTGCATTCTTATACGGACACATGTCAGGAGTTGCAACAGTAAATCATATTGCAAAAACTGAATTAATCAGAGACCCTGATTCATTCGCTGACGTAGTCAGAGGATTACACGTTTTCGGAAGAAAAATACTAAGACCCGAAGCAGTAAGATCTGGCGTAATAACAATTGGTTAATTAGGAGGATAATAGAGAACTATGGCTACTTATGACTTAACAGCAGCTGGTGGAACTACTGGACATCCGTCTAATGGTAGAACACCTTATTTAGTTGAAAATACAATCGATGTATCAGCAATCAACGGTGACTCTGGAGCAGCACAAAATGATGTTCTTAGAGCACTTGACATCCCTGCTGAAACTTTAATCATGGAAGCTGGAATTGAGGTAATCACTGCATTATCTGGTTCAGTAACTCTTGATTTAGGTATCACAGGTGGTGACGTTGACAGATATGTTGATGGAGATACTAACGCTACAGGATTCTCTGCACCAACAGCTACAGCTAGAACTATAGTTGCAAGTGCAGATACTTTAGACGTATTAGTACTTAGTGCAGATTCAACAGCGGGTAAAATCCGTGTGTTCGCTGTACTATGTGACGTATCAGGTATTGACGAAACTGACAGAAATACAGACACTCAACAAGACACAGCAGTGTAATCTGTATAATTTTAAGGGGGGCTACATGTCCCCCTTATTATATTACCCCTTATAATATTTAGGAGATTTATGGCATTATATGATTTAACAAAAAAAACTAAAGCAAGTACAGGGCAAAAAATTACAAGATTAGGTGCACCTGATAATACTATGAGGGTTATTAAATTAGAACAAAGAATTAATAATCAAGAACAAAAACTTGATAAAATATTAGAGTTATTACAGAATGGCAACAACATATCTAACGCTGACAAATAGTGTACTTAGAGAATTAAACGAAACAGAGTTAACCTCTAGTACGTTTAGTTCAAGTCGAGGTATACAAACTGCAGTAAAAGATTTTATTAATAAAGGTATTCATGATATTTATAATGAAACAGGTGAGATACCTTTACTATATTCTAGAACTACACAAGATTTAACTATAGGAACTAATGAATATACATTTCCTGCTGATTTTAGAAAAGCAGATATGGATTCATTTTCATTAAGACCAAAAGAATTAGTAACTAATGGTGAGTTTACATCTAATATAAATAGCTGGACAACTGGAGATGGATCACCATCACATACATCAAGTGGTAATGGTAGATTAAATTTAAATAGTGCAGCAGCTTATCAAGCTATTAATACTACAGTAAATAAAACTTATAGATTACAAGTTAGAGTTTTAAGTCCAAATAGTTCTAGCACTGCATTAATTGTAAGAGTTGGAACATCAGCAGGTGGAACACAAAATTTAAATACAACGCAAGATGTAACTAATTTTAGAGAAGGTGATATATTACAAACAACATTTACTGCAACAGCACAAACTTCTTTTATTTATTTAGAAGCATCTGGTGTTCAATTAGATGTTGATTATGTTAGAATATCTAGAAGTGATATTGCAACTAGAAAACTAGCATATATAACATACGATAGTTATTTACAAAATCATAAACCAACTGATGATACAAATAACCAAGGTAATTATTCTGTACCATTAAGAGTTTACATTTTACCAGATCATTCTGCATTTGGTGTAAGCCCAAGACCAAATACAAATGAATATGTTGCAAGTTATGATTATTACACAACACATACAGATTTATCTGCTCACGGTGATAATATGAGTTTACCTGACAGATTTAGAACTTTGATAGTGGATAGAGCTAAATACTATACATACATGTTAAGATCAGATCCACAACATGCACAATTAGCTGATAGAGACTTTCAAAGAAAACTTAGATTATTAAAAGTAGATTATGCAACTAAAAATGATTACATGAGAACTGATGTAATTGGTGAAAGTATTGCAACAAACATAGGAGGCAGAGTTAGTTAATGGATAAAGAAAAGATTAAACGTGAAAAAGAAGAAATGAAAAATGGCATGAAAGTAGTCGATAATATGGATGGTGAAA